GGTTCTTGCATTCTTGAAATTGCCATAATCTTCTAAAATATCCTATTTTTTAATGTTTTACAACTCCTTCGATTGAGCACCAATATTGATTTGAGCAACCTTAACATGCACATCTCTTCTTATATGCTCTCTTTGTGTAGCAGTATTAGGGTCATTTACATCAGCATCCGCCTCAGCGTCTGACATATACTCTTGTCCTGTCTGCATATTAGTCAAAGTAATTTCTACCTCAGGGGTAATAACTCTTGTCTTTTTACCCTCTATTACCTTAACTTCTTCTTTAGCCTCTTGTTCTATAAACGGCATAGTCCTCCTATGATCTACTAATCTGTAATACAGAAGCTGTCATCTTTATTACATTAGTTTGTGTTGTTTGCATTTTTAATATATCTCCTGCTTCCAAGATAAGGATGTTGTTAAATGTAAGTAAATCAACGCCATCGCTTGCTGTAACATTAGACACATCGAATTCAAAATCAGTTGAGGAACTAGCGTTAAATACTTTGATTGTAACATCTAGCGCACTCCCATGTGTATTGAATAATTTAATTGTTTTAATAATACTTGTTGTAGCATCAGGTGATGTGTACATACTGACATCACTTCCTGAAGCATTAATAGTTGCTTGAATATTTTTATATACATTAGCCATTACTGTGAAAAGAAAGTAAACCTTTCTGTTTCTTCTTTTTGTTCCTGTAAAAATGTTGAGTTTAATTGTTCAACAATTGCTCTCAATGCTCTAGCAATCTGTCGTTGGTTATCAACCTCGTATCGTTCTTTTGGTTCTGGTATTCTTACTACTACTTTTGTCATTATATTAACCTCTGTTCTACTTGTCTTAATACTTCTTTGTTAAACTCAGGTACATTTATACCAGCGTTAGCTAAGAATCCTTTAGCCACACCATCACCATTGTAGTCTGCAAATTCAATATCATTAATAAATATTCTTCTATCTGTTGTATCTAGTGAATAAACAACTGGTATTTTATCAATCTTAACAGATATTGGACTATCTTGAACCATAATAAATTTACCATCTTCTTTAACATAGTGACTACCTGCAACAGTAACACCTTTGTAATCATGTATCTCATCAGACGCTTTAAATTGAAATACACCTGTAACCTCACCACCTTTAGTTTGATCACCAAGTTGAATATCTTTAATTTTCTTTTTACTGCCATTAGCCATTTGCACAAGAGTATTTGGATCAAAACAAAATCCACCGTATCCAGATTCTCCTCCGCCTTTACTACCACCACCTTTACTACCACCATTGCCACCTTTACTTGATCCACTCCAACCTGTATCTGTATGTGGATTATGGCTACCACCTGTGTAACCTTTTGATTTACCATAGTTAGAATGTGGATTAACGGTTCCTGTCTTAGTTCCTTTTTCTGCGCCTTGGTTAATTCTATCTTCATTTCTATTAACTCTAGCTTGAGTTTTAGCAACTTGTGCTTTCATAACTTTTTGATTTTGTTTATATATTTTTTCATTAAACTTTCTTTGTTTATCCATACCTGTATAAAAATTATACTTAGCTAAATTCATCTTGTTCATTTGATTTGCTTTTGCAACAGCTGCCGCATTAGTTCCTACAAATTTACCTGTAGTAGGGTCAAAACTTAAACCTTCATCATCGGTGTCAAACATACCTTGATATTTATCGGTCATCTTACCACTTAAAAGATCAGTCATTTTGTTAGCTTCTTTAGTAACTCTTTCTGCATAGTTACCAAATGCTGATCTAACATTTAAACCAAATGGATCTTTGTAACCACCTCCTGTGTTTTCACCAAATACTGTCGGACCCCTATAACCCATAGCTCTTTCAATGAACTGTTGATCTAGTTGTGGAAGCGTACTAAATCTATCCATTGCACCTAATATGCCTGTAATTGGTCCTATACCTTTTACTTTATTTAAAATAGATGCTAGCCCTTCTTTAGTTTTATTTACTCCTGACTGTAATTTACCAGCCATGGTTTGAGTTTGTGGAATACTCATTCCTGCTGCAAGATAAGCACCTGCATCAACAGGGTTTACATCTTGTCTTTGAGTTGGAAAACCAAAAAATGTATCTTTAGCAAATAACTCAGGTTGTGTTCTTTTTAAAAATGCATCGTATCCTTGTTTGTAAAAAGTTTGAGGATTCATCATAGGACTACCAACCTGTAGTGCACCTATACCACCTCCACCGCTACCTGGAATAGGTGATTGATAACCAGGAGGAGTTTGAGCCCCGGTCCCTGGTTGGTTAGCACCACCACCTAAATAATATTGATACAAATCATATATCCTGTTAGGAGTCTGTGTATAATTTTGCATAAAGTCTACTACTGGTTTTACCATTATCTTCTCCCGTCAGGTTGTAAGTCTATTCTAACTGTGCCAAATCTCCATGTTTCTGCCGTAGAACTGTTAGAGATTTGAATGTTAGCAAAACGACCACGTGCTCGTGTATCTACTTTAGTCGTTGATGACGTTAATGTAAAGGGACTATACGTGCTTGTTGTATCTGATTGTGCAGGAAAGTCTTTTATACCAACAGTTAATGTTGCATTTCCTGTAAGAACTTTAAAGTTAGGCAGTATTCTTCTCATAGCTAAAAAGAACTCACCATTTCCTTGAACATCTAAATCAAAGTCATATGATTTTATATTTGATGCAATAGCTGTAGTTGAACCATCAGGATTAATTTGGTCAGTACCTACTTCGTGTTCAAAGTAGGTTGTTTGTCCAAGACCTGATTCTCCTACAATACTAGGAAAAGTCCCTGTTGCTGAACTATCAAATTTAGTTCCAAAAGGTTTAGGATATACAATAGAGTCAACCCAAGTTGTTCTTGCTTCGCTTCCTGTATACCATATTAAACCGTTTTGTGGATTAGACTCACCATAGTTATAAACAACATATCTATTATTATAAGTAGATCCTGATGTTGGATACCACCAAACAACTTCAGAAAACAAATTATTAATACCTGCGCAAACTTGTTGACCTTTTGTTGTATCAAAGTCATCGTAAACATAATCTTCTACAGATGATAACAATGTTTTAACTGTACCATCAAATGCAAAGAAACCATTGTTACTTATCCAATAAGCAATACCATCTATTTCTACAGCTGCGTTCTGTCCTATCAATCCACAGTTCGTACCTACTTGTTCAAATCCAAAAGTAAATGGAGCTCCAACAAACTTCATGGTATACAAAGCATTATCTGTCCACACTAATATATTTTCTTTAGCAATTAAAGCACCCATAATTTTAGTTCCATCCTGTAGTCTTTGAGAACCTGCTGAGTTAATAGCCGTAGGTGTATAATCATTAATTGATTCTTGATCTGAAAATCTAATAAACATATCGTCTTGCGTGGTTGGATCACCAATAGTTGTTTCAGTTCCAAAATGTATTAAGTGCCTTGTTGTTGGTGATATTAAAGTTGTTCTTGATGCAGTAGGATTACCAAGCGAACCGCTAATTGCAGTATTAAAATTAGTGGTTGTTTTAGATGCTCTTGTTGTAAAGTTAGCTGCAATAGAAGAGTCCCAAGTAAAAGTTTCACCATTAGCAATAGTTGCCACCAACACTTGACCAAAGTTACTTAAAGACCAAAGCCCTGGTTCAAGGACAACGGTTGATGCAGACACAGCATCTCCAAATCCTGTCCATAAAGTTGCATCTTGAACTGTTGTGTTAGTAGAATGTGCTTGACCATTAGATGTTCCAGGAGTTGCTGTCCCTGATGCACCTCTAGTAATACTTAAAAAATTTGTAGCATTCGTTGAACCATAAGTAATTAATTCAGCGGTTGGAACTGTGCCCACTGCAATTGTCCCTGCTGATGCAAATCCTGTTGTGCTATCTACTGTTACAGCTGTACCTGATCCTCCTGTACCTGCTGTGTCAGCATTTAATGATCCATCTAATTCTGTGCTTTGTGACCCTGTTATTGTTCCACCATAATTACCAATACCAAAACCATAACCATATGATTGTGCTGCAGGACCAACGGTTTGATAAGGTTCTACTACACAAGAACTTCCTGAAGTTAGATCAGAACCCCCTCCATTAGTTTCTGCTGATGGTGATGTAATTGTAAATGTAGTCGATGTAGGAACTGTTATTACTTGACAAAGTTTATCTTCAAAAGTTGATGCGGCAATACTAGAACCTGTCGGCATTGTTACTGAATCTAATTCAATAATATCTCCTACTTCTAATCCATGGTTAGTTGATGTTGTAATTGTAACAGCGGTTCCTCTAGTTGTACTTGTAGTTATCGTTGAACCTGTAAATGTAATTTGAGCTCCTGCATTATTACTTCTGTACGGAGTAATATCATAAAGAGCTCCTTCAAAATAAATAAGTAAAAATTTATCTGTACCAATTGCAACATATCTATTACCATCAAGATCTACAAAAGCATGTTGTTTTCTAGCAACTCCTACTATTGTGTCAGGAAGAAGTGAAGACCATCCTCCAACTTTTTCAGGAAGATTATATCTAAAACGAACGTTGTCAGAATCAACCCATCTGTT